TTGCGTTGCTGTTATTTTGTTTTAAAAGTTGATTTTCTTGTTGCAAAGATTGTGCGTATTCATAGGCAGAATTTGCAGCTCTTTCTTGCTCTCGCATTTTTTTTGTAAGTTTTGCAATTCTTTTTTGCACACTTTGCGAATAATCAGATAACTCATCATCTGATTTTTGTTCAGCTTCTACAGGCTCTGGTTCTGTTGTTTCTATCTGCTGTTCAGATTCTTCAGAACTTTCTTCAGCATCTAGCTCAACAACTTCTCCTTCCTCTGGTAATTCTTGCGTTGTTTCTTCTTTTACATTTTCTTGCATGAGTTTTTCCTCCTCACGTTATGCGCTGATAATATCATCGGGGTCCGAAATGGTAGCAATGACCTCATCATCGTTAATAATACGACATTCTGCATCGTCACCAAGTTTAAACCTAGCACCTGCATATCTGCCAATCAATACCCAATCACCTTTTTTACACCAAGGCGTATCTCCAAACTTGTTTTTATCTGCGTAACATAAAGGTCCTGTAGCAACAACGTATGAAACTACAGTAGCTAAAGACTCTCTATCTACAGTTTCTTTAGTTAAATGTATACCACCTTCAGTAACGCCTTTGCCTCTATAGGGCAAAATCAAAATACGCCAACCGCTAGGCTGAGGCATTCTTTCTAAATATGTTTTATCTAATAATGTTGGGTCTAATACCCGTTTAGTAGCATTTACAAAAGCATTATCTACTTTTTCTGCTACTTTTGGTTTTTTTAATTCTTTTTGTTGTTTTTCTTTTAAATCTTTTTCAACAGATTTTGCGACGTGTTCAGGAACTATTACCTTGTTCATCGTTTTCTACCACCTTGTTTAGCAATTCTCTTAATTCAGACTCTACATCGGCGAGAGAATTGTAACGCCCACGTAAATAGTGATATTCTTCATTATCTTTAGTGCCATTTAAAATAGCAGTTTGAATATCTTCTTTTTTTTCTGTAATTCTTTTAATAAGCTGCTCTTGCAACCAAAGAATTGACATTAATAAATTCCAGAAAACTTACCGCCGAACTCAGCAGCACCCATGCCTCTGCATTTACCTTTACCATATCCAGGCTTAGGACTATGCTTTAGATTTTTTGGCGCTTCTGATACTGCTTTGAAAGGCACGCTGCCTTTTCCAGTATAGTTTTGCTTTCCTTTTGATACTTTTACATTTTTCATATGTGTTACCTTACAACCCTTTTAAACCAATATCAATTAATTTTAGTTCTTTTTGTTGTTCTAATCTATCTCTTGTAGTGTCATCTTTTAAGTTTGCAATATCTCTTTGCGCTCTAATTCTTTCCATATCAATATCATCTTGACGCAATTTTTCTTCCATGCGCATTTTTTCTTTCATTTCGAATTGGTCTTGTTCTTGTGATAATTGTTGTCCTTTCAGTGCTAACTCTTGTTTTCTGATTGTTACAAGTGGGTCTTCTTCAGGCGGTGCTGAAACCTGTTGCGTAAACTGTTGCACTAGCTCAGTCATTATGGGCGAACTAAATTGAGCTAAAATACCTTGAGCCTGCACCTGCATTTGTATAGCTTCATTTTGTGGTGCTTGTTGCGCCTGTTGTTGTAGTTGCTGGAACTGCTGCATAGCTTCAGGTGGCATTTGTTGTTGGGCTATAGCGTCTGCTTTTAATTGTAAATGCTGCATTATATGTGAATGAATATTAGCTTGTACTTGTGCGTTCATTTGTACAGGCCCCATATTTAACAATGAAGCATGTGCAGCTATGTGAGCATCATGGTTTTGCTCTGGAAACGCTTGCGCAGGTGCGCCCATCATTAACCCACTATTTTCCATACCTGACTCAATAGGTTTTGGAGTCGTGTCTGGCGGTGGTACCAAAAGCTGGTCAATATTATCTGCACCTATTGCAGCATACATTCTTCTATATGCTTCATAAGTTCCACCAGGACCGTGTATTTGTGGATTTGATTGAACGAGTTGCATCATTTCTTGCGCCATGACTATACGTTGACTTGTAGAAAATATGTCTGGATTGCTGACTGGGAATATATCTATTCTATCATCAAAATCTGCTTGTTTTATTTGCATGTTACCGCCAGAAACATTATATGGATAAACAGGTGGTAAACTTTCTGCAAAAATATCAGCTAACAGTCTAAACTCTTTTTTCTGGCCATTATGTAATCTTTTATGTATAGCAGATAAAACTTTACTAGATTTTTCCATCAAGGCTAAAGTTGTGCCTACTGGAGCTTGCGTGTTTCCCTCTCCGATATTAGTATCTGCTATTGACGCAAACCTTTGACCAGACTGCACCAACAATCCTAACAAACTTAACAAAGTGCCGCTTGGTTCTTTGAAAGGTAAAGGCTGTATTGCATCACGCAAAGAACCAGCTGGAGCGTCTACATCTCTAAACTCACCTGGCTGTATTGGCTCATCTTCGTCTCTAATTCTTATACCTCTAGTTTTAAAACCAGCAGGTAAGTTTGCTAAAGTTCCAGCGTCAATAAGTTGTCTTACTATTGAAGTAGACGCTTTTGAAAGACCGCCAATCATATGTGTCAATCCAAAACCATAAAAACCAAGCCCAGGTAAAAACTTAAAATGAACAAAGTATTCAGTTTTTGTTCGCATTGGGTCATCTTCTTTGTAATTTCTTCTTATTGCTAGTATAGAATCACTACCAGAATCTATTGTGACTATATATGGCAGTTTTACCCCAGTTGGCTCACCATTTTCTGTTATATCTTCAAATCCCTCTAAATCAAGATTGCAATGAACTTCATAAAGCAAAGAAACTTCACCGTCATCATAACCAGGTTCCATACCTTCTAGTTTTTCTTTTTCTGAAGATACGTCTGAATATTCTTGGTTGTTGCCATATTCAACCTCTATATTTCTGTAAAAACCTATTGCTTGTAATTTTTTTACATCATTTTCTGGCATTTTCACGACATGTGTAATTCTTGAACAAGATTCTAAATCAGTCGTATAGTAAGGCACTATCAAATCTTCTGGTGCAACAAACTTTGATACTGCTCTTCCTAATGTTTCATCATAATAAACTTTTTTGAAAGCAGAACCTGCTAATGGTAAATAAAACAACATCTGGTCAAGTTCTTCATCGTACTCTTCCATAACGTGAATTATTTGATAATTCATAAACTCTTTGACCCTTTGAGCTTGTTCCTCTGAAGCAGCATTATAGGCTCCAACAACTTGTGTTTTTACTGGACCGCCTGCAGGTAAAAGTTCTTTATAAGCTTGCGCCTGAAATTGAGTTACAGACTCTCCTAATAAAGGATGTATAACACCAGAGGCTCCTTCAAAAGGTTCTGAACGGTGGTCGTCAAACTTCATTCCTAAATATTTTAGACCGTCTGTATAGGTTTTTTCCCAGTCTTTTCTGCTTGATTTATCGTTTTCTATACCGCTTATGAGTTCAAGATATATTTTAGTAAGTTCTTTGTCAGAAACAACTTCGGCTAAGTTTTCTGAAAAGCCCATTTCAGGCATTTCTACATCTTCTGGGCCTAGTAAAGCAGAACCATCATCTTGCATTTGGATTTCATCATCTTCCATCGCCTCGATAATATCAATAATTTGGCTGTCTTCTTCAGCGTCTTCTATTGTACTTGTATCGATTGGTTCATCTGGAAGTTGTCTTTCTATTGCCATCTTAAAATCTCACTAATAATATGTTCTAAAAACTCTTTGCCTTTCTTGGTCTTCGTAATCAGTTGCTAACGAAACAAAACCACCCTCACGAAAACGCATCAAAGCTTGAGTCATAGTATCACATAAATCATCGTTTGCTCCAAATGGAAATGAAGCACATTCTTCAATCATGTCTTCTGCAAATGTTTTCATAGGTGCATATACCATACCTGATTCAAATATGGGTGCGACCGAGTGCATTCTTGAATGTTTGTCATGGCCTCTAGTTGGCGAATAATTTACAACAGGAATCCCCATTCTACGAAGTTCTTGAGTAAGTGGCGTACCTGATGCTTTGGCTTCAATTAATACCATATCGCATTCCCAATAAGTATATTCACGCATGGCTATTTCTTTAAGTTCTGGAAAGTCCCATCTACCTTTTTGACAATCTAATAATATTAAACAATCAGGTGAATCTTCCGTAGGTCTAAATACGCCCCAAGTAGAAATAGCAGAAAAGTCAGCTGTTTGATTTTTAGAAAAAGCAGTATCGTAAGATTGCATAATATATTTTACCGGCGGTATGCTGTCATGTTTCCATCTTTGCCACCAATCTCTTTTAATAATTGCACCTTCCTCTGCTGTAGGATTTTGCATCCATTGTGCATTCCACTTAATTCCAGGAATAGAAGATTTTACTTTTAATAATTCATCTTTTGGCCAAAACTCTGGCCATAAAGGATTTTCTGTTTCAGGAAAAATAGCAGGAAACTCTATTATCTCCCATTGGTCAGCAAGAGCCTCCTTTTGCGATTCTAATAATTTTGCTGTTAAATCAATTGAACTCCATCTAGTCATAACCAAAACAATTGCACCGCCAGGTTGTAAACGTTGCCTTGGCCCTGATGTGTACCACTCCCAAGCAGACTCTAAAGCATTCGGACTCATTGCGTCTTGCTCTGAATGTGGGTCATCAATAATTAATAAATCAGCACCCCTACCAGTAACAGCACCGCCCACACCAGCTGCGAAATATTCGCCGCCCTTGTTAGTTTCCCAACGTCCAGCTGATTTGTTATCAGCCTGTAATTTAACCTCTGGGAAAACTTCTTTGTATTCTTTTTGGTCCATTAAGTTTCTTACCTTACGACCAAACCTTACAGCAAGCTCCCCTGTATGGGTTGTTTGCATAATTTTCATTTTGGGTTTTTTGCCCATAATAAAAGAAGGAAAGTAAGTTGAAGCAAATTCTGACTTGGTATGACGAGGAGGCATATTTACAATCAAGCGTTTTATTTCGCCTGTCGCTACCTTGTTTAATTTTTCTGCAAATATTTTATGATGACGACCACAAATAAATTCTGGCCACATATGTTCCACGTAGAACAAAAAATCATTTTGACATTTATCTTGCGTATCAAAGCCGTCAAGCTTTTCTTTTAGCATTAAAGCTTCTTTTAATTCTGTTTCAGAAAGATTTGCTAGATTCATACGTCGTTACGACGTTTGGGACATAGGCAATAGTTGCAAGTTTCGTTCAGGACCATCATTTTGTCTTTGTATAGAAAATCTTTGGGGAGGGGTGTAATCTATTTGCTGAAACGGCAAGCTGGGACTATCAATTGGCTCAGGCTGTGGAACTGGTGTTGGAGGTACAGGGCCATAACTTATATTTCTTATTGGCTGTACAGGCAATGTTCTTATTGGCTCTACGGGCTGTGTAATAGGTTGAAATGGTTCTGTACGTCGAAATCTATTACCGCCAAGAGGCATAAAATTATTCATTGGAAACATATTTCCTATACCACCAAAAAATCTAGAACCAAAAGGATTACCGAAAGGATTGCCAAATCCTCCACCGAGCGGTGGCATCATAGGAAATCTATTCATAAAAGGATTCATCATTGGAAATCCAAATGGGTTTCCAAATCTATTACCACCAAAAAAACCGCCAATACCTCCTCCCAATCTTGGCATTTGATTTCTGTAAAAATTTAAAAAATTAAAACTAGGAATAGGAGGGGAATTGAAGTTTTGGTCCCTATCATCTATACCATCGAAGTTGCTGTCTTGCATGTCTGCAGTACGAACCATCATTACATCATACCTGCTAATTGTTGGTCTATACTTGCTCCTTGTTGTTGCATACCAGACTCAGCAATCATCTGGAACAAGGCCTCAATATCTTCATCATCGAGTCCTTGCTCTTTCAAAAACATTTTTATTTCTGCTTCACTTACGCCTTGCGCCATAAGTTGTTGTACTACTTGAACAAGTTGTTCAATCATTTGTACCTCTGGAGATTGAACTAATTGATTCATTTCATTCATAGCATCATCTTCAGACATCTGCATACTTTCTAAATCATCCTTGATAGCTTCGCCGCCAGCTTGAAACTCCTTACCTCTTGGGTCTACTATTGAATCACCTATATCCGCTTCTTTTTTCTTTCTTTTTATATATTGATTAAGGTCACCATACAATCTTTGTAAATCTCTAAAAGGCACTCCAGCTTCTTTATCAGCCAAAAATTCTTCGTCACGAAGTTTTTTATAATATTCCATTTCTTCAACTCTAGATTCAAACCTTTGCGGAGTAGCTACCAAAATATCTTTTAATTGAACTATTCTTGTTTTACCGTCACTCATAACTTCATCGCCAGCTTTATAACCCATAGCTTCAACGGCGTCTCTACCTTTTTGACCGCTTTTATACAAAGCCTCTAAGCCTTTATTTGGAAATTCTTTTTTCACTTCGTCGCCCTCCTTTTTTTCTATTGGTTTTTTTCTCATTCTGTCAACAAATGCTTGTATTTTTGGAAAGTTTTCCATATTAAAAGAACTTGAATCCAAGTAAACACCTGGCATGCCTTGTCCAGCTGCTAACATTTTCATTTTATCTTCTTCTGTAAACTCAGGATAAATCCTAGTAGGTTTTGCCACATCTATCATAGGATTCATAGTAATTATATAATTTGCTACTTGGTCAGGTGTCATACCCATTTCAAGCAACCGATTAATTTCTTCGTTGTTCATATCATCATAGTCAAACCCTGCTTTAAAAAGTCTGTTACGTACATATAAATCGTCATTACCCATACCATCTTCAGAACCACTTAATTGGTCTAAAGAATATTGTAAATTTCTTTTTATTTTTTCTATTCTGCTTCTGTCTGCTACATCGCCTTTTTGAAATACGGGTTTTATTTCACCAGACTCAAGTATAACTTCTGGTTCTGCTACAGCAGGGATTCCATACTTTTGTATATTTTTAAGTTCTTCTTGTCTGCGCATTTCATCTTGATAACCTTGCTGTAACATTAAGAAGTAAAGTCCCGGAACTTCAGTAAAATCTAAAGCTTTCTGTCTTAACATTTCTATACCTTCATCTAAACCTAATTTCATTTTTGCAATATCTGCACCAATTTTTTCAGGTTCATTTTGCGACAGATATATAGCATTCGTAGC